GCAGCAGCAATTCCAAGAGACCATGAAGCAATTGGCGATAGCCAAGCTGACCGCGGAGATCAACAAGGACCAGAGCACGGCCGAGATGCAGAACGCCAAGGCTGGTGCGACGACCAGCACCGCGACTTACGATCTAGCGATGGCGCAGAACCTGCTGGCCAAGAACGACATGGAGGGCTTCAGCCACCACATCACCGCGATGTCCGAGGCGGCAAAGGCGGAGCTGAACAAAGCGAAGGCGGCCCAGGCGCTGGTCGAGACGCACAACACCATGCGTCAAGGTCAGATCGACACCGCGCAGCACCACAGCGACATGCTCACCGACGCCACCGATCGAGCCGTATCCAGGCATGGCGCCGCGGTCGACACCCATCAGCTGATGATCGACCAGCATAAGGCGTTGACAGATCGCATCCAGGCGCATTTAACCGCGCGCCAGCAGACCATGGATCAGCAGAACGCCGATGCCGACCGCTACCAGCAAGGCGAGGCGACCGGTACTGATCAGATGATCGCCGCGCACAAGAACGTCGGCGACCAGGGACTACAGGCTCATAAGCAGACGGGTGAACAAAATCTGCGCCAGGGCGAGATACAGCAGGAGGGTCAGCTGCGGTCGAGGGAGTTGGCGCAGGACCGCGATATGCAGGGTCAAAAACTGCAGCACGAGGGCAATAAGCTCCGACAGGAGGGGCAGCTTCAAGCCCAGAAATTGCGGCAAGAGGATGAGCATAATAGGCGCACCTCTGAAATTGACAGATATTCGGCGGTGACCGGGGCGCACCAAAAGGCGCGTGATGGGGAGATTAAGGCTAAGGCTCCGAAAAAATGATCTCGGCTCGACTAGCTCTGCTCAGGCAGGCTCAAGAATATTTCCACGCGTATCTCCTCGGCGTCATCGACTGGGATGATGTTCGCGTCGACAAAGCAATCCCGGTGCCGGCGGTGAAAGGTAACCGGGATCAAGGGAAAGTCAAAGACCTCGTGATCGCGCATTTCAACGGTTTCCAGATGGAGCTGATGGGGCCATTCGAGGATGAGCAGTGGCCGCTCGGCAAGGTAAAGGTCACGCGTGGCGCGGTTTCAGCTCATGGGCCGCTTGATGCCATGACATGGGTCAGGATCGCAAAATTCATCAAAGACCAAAAGACCATGGGAGATGGAGATGGCTGGCACCCCAGCACTGAAGCCAGAGACGATTGGGGACGTTGAGCAGCAGGACGACCTCGCGACCCCGCAAGAGCAGGACGAGATGGGCTTCACGCCCGAGGAGCGCGCCGAGTGGGACGCCATGGTGGAGGCTGATAAGAGGCCTCCAGGCGAGCCAGAGGAAGCCGAGGATGCGGGTGAACCGACTGAGACGTCTCCACGGCCTGGGGATACGCCTCTGGAGGCTGTGCCGCCTCCTGGCGCCAAGAAACAGCCTCCGGCCCCACCAGAGGAGGATGACGAGCCCGACCAGATCACTCGCGATCCCCGCACCGGCAGAGAACAGCGCAGCATCAGCTACAACAAGCATCAGCGCTTGCTCAACAAGGAGCGCGCCGCACTGGAGGCATTGCGTACCCAGGCCGAGCAGGGACGCATCGACCACGCAAAGCTGACCGAGCGCCTAGCGATCCTGAATGACGCCCTGACGGCACCACCACCTCCCAGGGAGCTGTCGCCGCAGGAACAGGAGTATCAGCGGCAGCAGGAGGTGATGCAGAACCCGATGCTGGAAAACACGATCGACCCCAACGTCGACTTCGCCGGGGCGATCGAGCAGCTGCAGCGCCGGCAGTATTTCATGGCGCAGGCCTCGATGGCGCAGCAGCAGGAGACCAATGAGACGCTGGCGGATCAGGCCATGGTGCGCGACTTCACGCGCGATGCCGAGAATTACTCACGGACCGAGGCGGGACAGCACTTCTTCGGCGAGAACGGGGCCTACCAGTTCTTGAAGAACCGCCGGCTGATCGAGATCAGCTTGAACCTGTTCGAAAAAGACCCGAGCGATCCGAATGAGCAATTCACACAGAAAGAGATCAACCAGCTGATCGCCGATTTCAACGACGAGGAGAAGGGGCTGGTCGCAGATGCTCTCGGGAGGGGACGGAGCCCTTCCAAGATGATCATGATGCACGCGAAAGCACGAGGCTGGCGGCCCCCGCAGGCGGCGCCAGTCGCGGCAGCACGGTCTCCGGCGCCTGCGCGACGTACGGCGGCGGCAGCTCCGCCGGCAGCACGATTACCACATGCGACTCCTAGCGCTGTCGCACAACTGCAGGCGGAGATGGATGGAGCCCGAGCATCCCGATCCCTGTCGGATGGTGGCGGCGTGCCTCCGGCGGAGCCCCTGTCAGCCGAGATGCTTCTCCGGATGGATGATGACGAATTTGGCGCCTATATCGACAACCTGCCGAAGAACAGGCTGGAAGCGATCATGGGGAGGGAGTTCCCTGGCAGAGGAGGATAACCATGGCCTGTCTAAGTCTAGGGTTCGTCGAGCAGCTGTTGATCTGGTTGATCGTGGTCATTGCGGTGGTGGCGGTGATCAAGCTTCTCATCCCGTTCGTCGACGGTCTCACCGGCTACGCGATCATCGGGCAGATCATCTCGATCTTGCTCTGGGCGATTGTGGCAATCATGATCGTTTACGTGATCTTCGCACTGCTCGGGTGTCTGCTGGGCTTCGGTCCAGGGATACATTTGCCAAGATGACCAGCGCTTCCTCCCTAAAGCATAGCGCGGGCGATGCACTCGGGTTCACACCGAGGGAGCTGGGTTCGAGACCCGGTAGGGGGTCATCTTGCATGTTCCATTCGGCTGATGTAGAAATGCCACACGCCTTCGGGATCGGCGATTAAATTTCCCGCTCGTTCGGGGTTATCGCTAAACCCTCCTCGCCTCGCAGGAAGGCGCTTAAAAGCTCTGCACCCAGCATGCATATCGCAGCATGCGCCACGGCGCGCGTTCGAGTCGCGCCGGGCGCGACCGCAAGGGTGCTCCCATGGGTACTACGTCCTATCCCGTCAATGACGCGATGGCCGTCAAGCTCTGGTCTCGCGTTCTCGACCACGAGTCGCTGAAGTACACAGCTATCGCTCCGCTGATCGGCGACGACGAAAATTCCATCATCCACATGCAGGATGCGCTGTCGAAAGGACCGGGTGACGCAATCACCTATGCGATCGTCATGCAGCTTGCACAAGCTGGTTTCTCCGAGAACCAGCTGGCGGAAGGCAACGGTGAGGCGCTCACCACCTACAGCGACCAGCTCGTGATCAATGAGCTGATGGCTGTCGCTGGTGTCAAATCGAGGCGCACCATCGACCAGAACCGCGTACCGTGGGACTTGCGAAACACGGCGAAGGGGCGACTCGGCGACTGGTACGCGAAGCGCTATAGCGTCGCATTCTTCAATCAGGTGTGCGGCTATTCGGTGCAAACCGATGTCCGCTATACCGGCTTGAACCCGGTGACGGCGCCATCGACGTCTCGCATCATCCGCCAGTCCAACAGAGCTTCCGACGATCTTCTCGTCGCAGGCGACACCTTTACCTTGGACATGATCGACAAAGCAAAGGAGGCGGCAATCACCGCGACTCCGATGATCCGGCCGATCAGGATCAAGGGTAATTCGCCGCGCTCGAACGGGCGCAGCGACTACAATAACACGCTGGAGGACATGTACTGCGCGTACCTCCATCCGTATCAAGTCACGGCCATGCGGCGCAACACTTCCACGGGTCAGTTCATCGACCTGCAGAAGGCGGCGAGCATGGGGCGCCAGGACACCGGCAACCGCATCTTCTCGGGCGCGATCGGTGTCTACAACGCGACCATCCTGCGCTCGGCATTCGACGTATCGGATGGTGTCTCTGCAGCCGGCGCCGACGTGCCGACTGTGCGGCGTGCTCCGTTCCTCGGCGGTCAAGCCTGCATGATGGGCTTCGGGCGCGACAACGGGCCCAGCAAAATCACATGGAACGAGGAGCTGTTCGATCACAAGCGGCGTCTTGAGATCAGCGCGCTCACGATCCATGGGCTCAAGAAAACCCGGTACAACAACGTTGATTATGGCGTCATCGTCATGTCGACGTATGCGCAACCGGCGACGTAAGGAGGAGCTGTCATGCCCACGAACACTCTCGGTGTCGCTGCCCGGCAAGACCCGCGGCAGGTGCAGAACACCCTCAAGAAGACAGTCAACTGGAACGACGCTGCCTCTGGTGTCGCCGTTCCGATGGCGAACTACCTGCCACAAGGTGCGTTCATCACCGGGTGCTGGGTGGAAGTCGTCACGGCGTTCAATGGCACGACCCCTACCGTGACTGTCGGCATCGCTGGTGGCGCCGCCAACAGCATCGTCGCGGCGGCTGACGTGACATGGACGGCGGCCGGCGTCACTGCAGTTCCCCGTCCTCTTGGTCGCTCTCTTACGGCAACTGCGGACGTGCTCCCGACTGTGACGTGGAACGCGACCGGTGCGCCATCAGCAGGACAAGCCATCGTCGTCCTCGAATTCGAAGGCGGTTGGCAGTCGTAACCTCCCAGCCTTGGGCCGGGCGGCCGACCCCGCCCGACCTCTTTTTGCGAGGGTAAGGACATGATGAAGCGCCTTTTGAATTCGGCAGCGATTGGTGTGATCTGCGGCATCGTGATGAGCGCAGCCTTTGCACTCACCATCTCCGGCAGAGACAGCTCGAACCGCAACGCCATCTGGCAGAATGGCATATCTGCTCTATCGACCGAGCTTGGCATCACTGCAACGGCTTCCGGCACGCAGGCAACCTCTTATCAGCTCTCGGCCGGTTTCTCCCTGGTGACGACGGTGGC